CAGATAAACCCATTACTTTCTTAGCCCAAGCACTTCTATATTCTTTGCTTGATAAATCAAATTTTCTTTGTTCCATTTTCTTTTCCTCCATAACAATTTCTTTGATTTCTGAACTATTATTCTCTAGTTCTTTTGCTACATCCTCTTGTTTTTCATGTTCTTCAATAGCTTTAACTTCTTCATTTAAAGCATCAACTTCTTTTTCAAGTTCTTCTACTTTTTCAGTTGTTTCAGCAGCAGCTATTTCAGATTTGATTTCCTCTTTACGAGTTTCAATTTCATCTTTTCTAGTCATCTCTAAAAAAGCCTCCTTTAATGTTTGATTATTTTTGTTCTTTAAAGACTACCTTATAATCTTTAAAAAGTCTATTATTCCTATCCAGGATTTATTAAACGATTTATGTTAGTATCCACCAACAAAAAAAGCACCTATCCAGGTACTCTTTCATAATCGTATTAACCTAATTTAGCAATTACTTTATCTTTATATTCTTGTAATTGAGCTTTTCTTTCTTCTTCAGCTTTCTCATCTTCATATTGTTTTCTTAATTCAGCTCTACGAGATAAGAATTCTTCATTATTAACATCTCTAGCAACACTTACATCAGTTGCATTATAAAATGGTTGATCTACTACTGATGTATCAAATAACTTACCAATCTTAGTTATTGTTCTAGTATCAGTTTCATAATCATAATTATCTTCTTCAACACTAAATGCAAATGATTGTTTATCTATTAAACCAGATTGTATAGCATTGAATACATCTTTATGTGCTTGAATATCATCTTGTAATATAGCATCCATAAATAAACCTTTTTCATCAACATTTAATTTTAAACTTTTGTTTCTAGTTCTTGCTAGTATCATGAAACTATCATTATGATTATATCTTAATACTACATCACTCATATCAGCTTCATCAAATGCTGTTGGTGCTATTACTTCAGTATAATCATATGTTTCAGGACTATTAAAAACAGCAGCATAACCTTTTATTTCCATTTTGTTATCTTCATTTTTTTCAGCTCTAAATTGTAAATCCAATTTTCTAATTTCCTTCATCTTTATTACCTCCTTCATTAGCTTCATTGGTATTATCATCAGTATTTAATATATTATGATTAACATCTTGCATAATAACATCACCATCAGGTATGGGTGCATAATTAAATACTTCTCTTAATTCATTAACTTTAAATATATTATTACCATATCTTAATAAACTTATCTTTGTACTATTACTAGCATATTGTAGAGCATTAGATTCAAATATTATTTCATTACCAAAATTCTTTTCAGTAGGTGTAAATAATTTATTACTGAATTCTAAACTCATTTGTAAACCTATTGGTTCAAGTACTGATTCATAAAAAGCATTCCATTGATTTTCATCATATGTAGAATGAATAATATTCTCACTTAAACCAAAATATGCAAGTACCTTATCATCTATCTCTTTAACTTGATATTCAGATGCTGTTGTTGGTTCTATCTTAACTGGATCAAATGATGTTGTTGAATCTAAAGCACCAATACCTGAATCATTACCTTCTTCAATAAAATCTTTAACAAATTGATCTCTCATTTTCTTAACATCATCTGATTTAAGCATTGTTTGTGTTTTAATAATACCTTTAATACTTTGAGTTGTTTTAATAGCATTAACTATACCTTCATCCATAATATGTTTAATTGATAATGCTTTAACAATAGGTTTTGTATTACCACCAAATATACCATCTTCAGATACAAATCTTGTTAAGTGGATAACATCAGCATATGGAACAAATCTCTTTTTACTTCTACCAAATTGAAATTGAACCCATAATTTACCTTCATATTCATATAATTTGCACTCATTAAAATTAAGAGGATATAAACCTGTAACTTTTAAGTCTGTATCTTTTTGTACATATATAAATGAATTATTATATAATTCTAATGAATACACAATTTGATAATAGAACTTAAAAGCATTTTGTAGTTCATTTGGTTGTTTAGCTAAAATCTTATACAAATTAGATTTCAAGTTTTCTAATTTACCACCATAATTTCTTATATGTCTAGGGTGCATTTTTGCAGCATTTCTTGCTATTGTATCAACACATGCCCTAATATCAGGATCATTTTCAAAATCACCTTTATATGTTGTAAATATAGCTTTATTATCATCTAATATTCTAAATTCAGTAGATGTTGGTGGACTTGTGGTTGATTTATCACTTCCAAATATCCTACTAAATAAGCTCCTTTTTTCAGCCATACTTATACCTCCTCATTGATATAATTCAAATATTCTTGTTGTTTGTTTATATAAATAACATAAGCATCCATTAAACTTGCAACACCATCTATTCTTTGTCTTGCCTTTTCTTTAGATAACATTATGTTCTCATTATCATCTACTTTTACTACTACATTTGATAAGTTCCATTTTAGTATTGGATTATTGTTATAATTTATCTTCTTATCCATTAAATCAGCTTTCATTTGTTTTAGTGGTGCTGATTCAGTTTTATAACCTTGTCTTACTTCAATCATATTAAATCCATATGATTTCATTTCATCACACCAAAACTGAGCATTCCAACTATCATATCCTAACCAAAGTGGTCTAAGGTCATATTGTTGTACTTGTTCCAAAAACCAACTTGTTACATCATGATAATCAATTTTTGAATCACCAGATAGTCTTAATAAACCATTCTTTAACCATTTATCATATGGTATCTTATCATCTATTACTTTCTTCTCTAAACTATTAGTAGGTATCCAATACATTTGCTTAACTCTAATCTTACCTTTAACTACACCTAATAGTGTTGCACATGTTAAGTCAGTAGTACTTGATAAATCACAACCACCTACACAATAACAGTCTTTCCATTCAGAATATATTTCTTCATTATTAAGATCATCAAATGTAAGCCAAGCATTAATACCATTTTGTCTAACATTAAAATCTTTACATAACAAATTAACTAATTCTATTGGATTTTGTTTAGCTCTCTCAACCTTATCCCTTAAATCTTTTAATGATTTAATAGTATTTAAAGCTGGATTAGCTTTAAACCAACATTCTTCTTTAACCCACTCTTTTTCATCATCTAATTCATAAATGATAGGTAGTAGAGTTTCATCTTCTATAGTTCCATCTATTACACCAGAACTATAATCATAATCTATATCAAATACATTTTGTCTTATAGTTCCCATAGTAGATGTTTCTAAGAACATTGGTTGTTCTCTTGCTGACATTGAATCATACATAACATCCATAAGATTTTTATCTTTCCAAGCATGTACTTCATCAGCAACTACAAAATGAGCATTTAAACCATCTAATGAATTACTATCACTAGCTAATGCTCTAAACAAACTATCAGTAGCATCATAATAAATACCACCAATTAAGCAACGAATCCTTTTAGCTAAGCTGGGCGATTTCTTTATCATTTTCTTTGCTTCTTCCCATACAATTTTAGCTTGATCTCTTTTAGTAGCTACTGAATATACTTCAGCACCACCTTCACCATCTTTTGTAAGCATATATGTAGCAATAGCAGCAGCAAGTACTGACTTACCATTTTTTCTAGCTACAAATAAGATTACTTTTTTATATTTCCTTAATCCAGTATCTTTATCTACAAAACCAAACATAGCCTGAATAAAAGCCTTTTGCCATAATTGTAATTTTAATGGTTTACCATTCCACTTACCTTTAGATTGCTTACAATATTTTTCTATAAATATTATTGCTCTATTAGCTTTTTTTTCATCAAATATATAAGTGTGTGTTTCAGTTTCACCAGTAGTCTTATTAAAAAAAGAAACCTTTTTTGGTTTCTTAATGTTTTCAACTAATTTCTTATATACTTTTTTAACTTTTTCAGGTACTTTGTTTGGATTTTTTTTTATAAATTCATAATATTCTTCAATATATGTCATGATAAATCATCATTATCAAAGTCATCATCTGATAATTCATCTTTAGGCAACATATCAAATAATTGCTTTGATGTAGATGTGTAATTTTTGATTAAAGAATTATAACTTTGTAAAGATGGATTCGTTCTTTCAATATCATACTTACCTTGACACATAACAACGATTGTTCCTTTTTCTTCTATATCTTTTTTTAGCTTTTCAAGTGTTTCATTCATAAATAATAACTCTTTTAATAAG